CATGACCAGCGGCTCGGCACCGGTCGTCGTCGGCCACCAGTCAGTGCCGCCAAGGATGGCGACATCGGTGGCAAGAATGCCGCTCGACGCGGAGTAGCGCACCGCGCCGCCTTCCTTCTGGATGATCCCGCCGTAGTAGTCGACGTTGGTCGCGGCAAGCAGACAGGTCAGCGGCGTCGTCGCGTAGTTGCGCGAACCCCAGATCCCGTCAGGGCCGAGCGGGATCTCCGTGCGGATGACTTCCTGCGCCATTTAGCGCCCCCACCAGAGCCGATACCCGCTGGCCGTGCGCCTCCACGCGCTGCGGTTGTTGCTGAGCCGCGGGTCAATCTGCCCCGGCCGCCCGGTGCCGCCCCAGCGCATCGCGTTCTCGGTCGACATGGCTTTGATGCCGGCCTTGGCCTGCGCGCCGATCCCCACCGCGCGCTGCTCTTCCTTGTCGGTCATGACGAAGAAGGTCGCCATGTCCGCCAGGATGTGGCGGTAGTTCAGCGGGATGAGTGGCACGGACGAGGCGTCGTCAATCAGGTCATCGGGCACGACCAGGTAGAAGAAGTCGAAGCGCGCCTGCTCGTCCAGGTAATGGCTGAAACGGATCTGCGTTTCGTTCAGGGGCGCGTAGAGCTTCGGCGTGTCGAGCGAAAGCTGGATGGGTGGATACTGCTCCCACATCTCCGACAGGCCGACGCCGTACACCTCGCCGCCGGACTCGCGGTGCGTGATCATCGGATCGATGATCTTGAGACAGTCCGCCGGGAGGTCGTAGTCAATGGGCATCGCCTGGTAGCTCGAGCCCGAAGCGCTGGCGCCGACGTAGTTCGAGTCGAGCAAGATCCCTACGTCGCCCGCGACGTGCGAGGTGATCTGATACAGCGCATCGTCGCCCGTTACCAGGAAGTGGTAGCCCTGGAGCGAAATGGTCGGCGCAGCGGACAGAGTGACGATGTTCGAGGCGTTCGTCACTGTCACGGTGCCGGTGTGGTAGTAGGCGTTCATGATGATGGACGCCTGGTCTTTCATCCACCACCATTCGGTCGGCTGGTCGGGCATGAACTCCGTGCCGCCCATCCACAGCGAGCGGTAGGCGCGGTTGATGTACCGCAGCGCCGCGTCCTTGTACTGTGACGACCCGTCAGTGTTCTCGAACGCGCGCCAGAGCACGTCGAGCAGAATGTCCTGGGTGGTGGTGTAGTTGGACATGTCAGCCGTTACTGCGAGGCAGCGTCAACGTCGAACGCGCGGCAACCAAGTCCGTTCTTTGTGTAGCCAGAACGGCGCGCTCAGCGGCCAACGGTCCGCGGGACACCGGTCGGTATTCTACCGGCCCCACAGTTGAGGGATTCTTAAAAGGCAGACCACCCCATCCGAAGGGCGCAGTAAAGCCCTGAGCCCAGCGCACCATGATAAAGTCCTGTGTACGAACGTCCTGTCCAGCTTCAGCAGTCGTAGACCCCGTGGTTGGCGTAAAATCTCCGTTCGCGGCATCCGACCATGTGGCGCCAGAAGTAATCAACTGGCGGGCATTGCCACTAAGCGCAGCGCTAGCAGAAGCCGCGTAACAAGTGCCAATATCGTAAGCTGTGGGCGCCGCGGTTGCTTTGAGGTCGGCAGTGCCATTGAAGGCGCAGTTCAGAAGGCGCGCAATGGTCGGACCAGTCGTAACGAAATACACCGCCTCATCCACGCCTGCGTTGGTGAAGCCGCAGTTCACGAGATTCAGAGTCACGCTAGCTTGGTCGCAACGCACTTGCGAGTACCCACCATCAAGGACGGTTCCAACGAGCGTAATTTCACAACCGCCCGTGTTGGAGTTCGTGTCTATGGTGTTGTGCGTGTTCGTGGACGCTGCGGGGTTGTGCTTGATGTATGCACCCATCGTGCGAACGAATCCCGACCGCGGAGAGATGGTCACGTTCGACGTCTTATCCGCCGCGCCTAACAGAGCGTCGATGAGATAGAGACCATTCGCCACCGAGCCCGAGCCCGCGTAGCTGACGTACGAACCAACGCCGCTAGGCGTTTCGGACAGCGATTCCAAAATGAGATTGTGGCTTACAAAACCGTTGGAGAACATGGTGCCGGCGCTGGCGCCGACGTATTTGATGTAAGTGCTGTCCCGCCCAGCGCCCGTCACCCACACGTCATCCGAGGTATAGCCGGCGACGCCTATCGTGGTGTCCCATCGCAAACTGGTAGCGCCAACGCTATGCGTTCCCGCGGACAGCATAATCCGCGTTCCGAAAGTGACGTTGGACGCCAATACGTAATCGAGCGATCCCAAAGGATCTCGTGGCGTCTGCCCGCCGTAGATGGAGTTGACGCCGCGCGTAGACACCCAGCGGACAGGACAAAGAATGTCCGGGCGCCATCCTCTGTACGGAATGCTGTCCAACTCGAACATCACCGAGTTGTAGACTGTGGCGTTCCCCGGCGTAGGGTGGCTGGCGTTCTGCCGCATCCCCGTACCACGGGAGAAGGAGAGGATGAGGCGGTCTGTTCCGGGTATGTAGTCCAGCGTATCTATGAACGGCGTGGCTTCGGCGGCGATGTTCACGCACGCTACGGGAAGAAACTCCAGGCTGTCTTCAGAAGAATTTGCGTAGATCCGCGCCAAGCGCTGATCTGCCTGCGTGCCGCCGCCGGACACCGTGGTGCTCGGAACAGTAACCAACAGCATGCGCCCGTCACGTAAGCGCAGCGAGGACCAACCGTCGTACGCATAGGAACTCCAGTTCAACTGGGGTACGTTGCTTTGCAGCGGCTCCCGCGCAAAATCCGATTTGCGAACGCGATAGAAATTGCCGTTGACCGAACTAGACCCGTCTCGCGCGTAGTACATATACGCAGAGGTGAACGAGGGGTATATGGACCGGCACGAGTCCGTCGAGTCGCCGATGATGGTCGAATTCGCGCAGCGGAAGCCGCTTATCGCGTTGATCGCCGCACCTACGGCATCATTCGACCACGTAGCCGACCCGTCCCACTCTATGTAGTGCGATTGAGTAGCGGAATCCCCCGTAACCACCCACACTTTGTTGGTATAGGGGTCTACGCGGACGCCGTGTATGTGCCGAATGGTGCAGCCGCCTTGTGTCGTCGATGCGCGGTTCCATTCGCAGAGCTGCGTTACCGTGAAGTTTGCGTCGACTTTCAAAAGGCGGATCAGATAGCGCCCGGCGGCCAGCGTGCCGCTCGAGGTGTTGTACTCGCCGATGTAAACGCAGCGCCGCGAAGAATCGTAGGTGATCCCCTGCAATACGCTCACATCAGGATTGTGCGCCGACCCATCCCAACCGAGCTTCAAAAGTTCAGCCCACGGGCCATTCCACGAAGTCGAGTAGTAGACGTAAGAAAGTGCCGTACCTATGTCGTCAATGACGACGAACTTTCCGATGTCGCACGACAGAACGTGCTCTATCTGGGGCGTGGTGAACGTGCCCCAATTGTTGATGTCCGCCAGGGTTTCCCACACGCCGTCCGACCACCGGTAGCGCCCGAGATTGCGCTCGATATTGCTTCCGCCGTCGTAGTGCTTGCCATAGCCGTACGTCTCGTCGAGCGCCCAGAACATGCCGGGCGTCGCGTCTTTGGGCAAGAAACGCGGAAATGGCACGAGCGTTCCTTTTAGCTGTACTTGGCTTCTTTGTAATACACCAGCACTTCGTGCGAGATACCACTCGCTGTCGACTTTGCGTAGATCCCGGTCAGCGCACGCACGCCAGGGAAAACCCACTGCATGTTGTAGGACTGTCGGGCAAAACCGATCCGAGATCCCGCTGTGCTGGTGCCGTCGTAAAACACCACAGATAGGTCGTTGGTGGTCGTAAAAATGCAGCCGTTCAAGCGACTGGCGCCTGTGTAGATCTGCTGCCCGTTGCCTACGTCGGTCGCGGAGAACGCTTTGCTGTCGCGCTGAACGCGAAGCTGCGAGCTGTACAAGCTATCCGCCTGCTCTTCACCACCCAGGTGCCGCGGGTTGGTGTCAACCGCGCGGTCAGTGACGCGTGCTTCGATGTAGCGCTGGGGCGCCAGGCCGTCAGTCGCGGTGCCTTGCAGCAGAATGTAGCCCGACGATGCCATGACGCTTTACTCCGGCTCGATTGCACCTGCCAACTGGAGCAGATGCAGGATTTCATCACGATTCTGCCCTTCGACGCCGTGCTCGCGCTTGGCCCACGCCTGAAGCGTGCGCCAGTGCATCTTGTACGGATCAGTGACCGCGGGCGGGGGCTCGCTCTCCGAGATCTCGATGTCCAGAGAGGGCGAGTTCGATTCGCTCTTCCCCGCTTCCGTCCACCCGAGACGGCGCAGATGGGCGGGGCCAAGCAATTCCATCTGCTCCTTCACCCACTGCGGCGGGTCGGCCAACTCCGTCCCGTTCGCGAGGTACACCCTGCCACCCTGCAGGTGTACGTTGGATTGACCCTGCATGCTGAGGATGACCGTGGGGATCTCCTTGGCCACGACGAGTTGCCCCGTGCGGCTGTCCTTTACCCATTTGGTGGGCTTGAGTTCGAGTCCCATCGGTGATCTCCTGAACCTTGTGCGGCGCCTTACGCGCCAAAAGTTTTTCGAGTTCGCTGGCAGTGCCGGCTTCGACTTTCGAGCGGCAATCACCAGGGTTGTAGTCGTAGCCGTAGAGCGGCCGTGCGAGCTTGCCTTCTTTGTCCTGCTGGCACAGGTGGCTGTCCATCAGGGTCGAGGTCATCGGCAGCTTCCACTTCACCCCGCGGCCGGTCGCGAGGCCTAGCAGGTAGGAGCAGCAGTCCGCGCCGGGCTCCACCACGTGGCTGCCCGGGTACATGAAGTCGCAGCCGAACAGGTAGATCTCTTCGACCTGGGTGAGAATGGCGTAGCCAATGGCGTAGGCCACCGTGTTGGTGAACCAGTCGTCCATCACGCAGTTCATCACGTCGTCGAGCGGGTAGGCCACCGCGGAGGGGTACTCCGGGTAGGCTCGGCAGGTGATGATTGGCGTGGTCTCAGACTTCATCCGCTCAGCCCACGCTGGATAGCGATGGGCCATGACCCGGAGGTCGTCCATCAACCACACCTTGTCCGCCTTGAACACCTCGAGACCTGAGTTCACCACCCAGATCTCGTCGTAGCGCTGCGAGTTCTTCTTGTTGATGCGACTCCCTACGAAGTCGCGATAAGAAGGCCCCAGCGCTACGAGCGCGACGCTACGCGGGCGAGTGTCAAGCGGGCTTCCACTCACGCATCACCACCCGCGCGCCATGACGTACAGCACTTCCGCCGCCGTCGTACCGGCGCCGCTGACGGTCGTCGCCAGTTCGTTGCCCGTCGTTGCCACGAAGATGCGGATGGTGCCATTGGCCTGGTCGTACACGAACCGCTGGCCCGTGTTGCCGGTCACGCCGCCGCCGTGGATGCTGAGCGACTCCAGGTTGCGCTTGAAACCGAACTTGTCGTACGTCGGCACCGGCACGCCTGCCGACGGGTACGTACCCGTCGTGGGCAACGCAATTGTCGCGTAGACCATACGAGTCTTGGCTTGGATACGATCCGACTGAACCGTAACGGTCCAGTCGGTAGCGGTCAATGCTGCCATCGTTGCTCTCCGCTATCAGGTCGTGGTGTACACGCCCGTGGTGTTGCCCGGCACTTCCCACGAGGGTTCAACCCACATGAACGCGCGGACACCGCAGACGCCGGTCACCGCGGTGCGGACGTTGAACGCCACGCGCTGCCCCGGACGCACCAGGACGTTGAGGCCGTCCTTGTACATCACGTTGCCGGCGATGAGCGCCGCGGTCGGCAATGCAAAGCCGCTGGCGCCACCCGAGGTCATCGTCAGGACCGCAAGGTCGCTGGCCGTCGCGCCAGACGCCAGTGACTTGTGGATGAACGAGAAGACCGCGCCCGAGGTGGTCGAACCCGACGTGGTGACGATGACGCCACAGGCGCGCACGTAGTGCGGCTGGTAGCCGGGCATCCACGTGGCCTTGTCGCCGGATGCCGTGGCCGTCATGCCCGAAGCGAACAGGATCTGATGCTGATTGTGCTGGTAAGCCATGAGTGTTGCTCCTGTCGCTACCGATTAGGTGCTGGTAACGTGAATGGCCTTCGCTTCACCAGCGTTGGCGGAATCGGACCACGGCGCGTCGTACTTGAGAATGCCGTACCAGGCGACGCTCTTCGAGCGGCCGAAGTCTTCCGGCAGACCGGCGCGAAGCTCGGGACTCATCACTTCGGCGAGATACAGCGCCTCGTCGCCGAACACGACACCTTCGCCCAGCACCGAACCGGTGCCGAGGTTGTTGGCGAACGCAGTGGCGTGATTGGTCTCGATGAACCGGATGTTCTCGATGCGGCCGATCTCGTTGTTCCACTTCGCCATCGGGTCGGTGTACTTGTGCCACTCTTCCCACGACGGGTCACGCTTGATGCCGCGCAGCGCCTGCGTACGGAAGATGCCCACGTAGTCCGAGCCCTCGTACGGGGGCACGTTGTACGTGTCGTACAAGTAGTCGCGGATCTGCTCGACGTGGTACACGTTCATGTTTGCCGTTGCGGTCGTCGCGGTGCCACCGGTGCCCAGCGTCGCGCTCGACAGACCCGTCGGGCTGTACTTGAGCTTGGTGTTCTTGATGCCAGTCGCGGCCAGGGCGTCGAGCACCAGGGTCAACTGCTGGTGCAGTTTGCGCTGGATGCCGTTCTCGAGGTCGAAGAACGCGAGATCGGTCGACAGCTCGGTGTACGGAATGGCGCGGCCGAGTTCCTGCACGGTGATCGACTTCGTGCTCAGCGCGAAGGTGTCTTCCGAAATGCGAGTCGACTCCGACAGCACCGCCGAGGTCGGCTCGGTGATGTTCGAGATACGGGTGATGGTCACAGTATCGCCCTTGTTCTTGCCGAAGCCGTTGACCGGCTGGGCGAACGGGGCAATCACGCACTGCGCAATCGCGGCTTCCAGCAGGCTGCTGGAAAGCGCATGGTTCTTGTAGACGCCCGTCGGGGCGTCAAAGGTCCAGGTGAACTGAGCCATGGGTTATGGTCTCCTGTTAGGCTGAAGCGCGGCCGGTGCGCGCTTCAAGGCGCCGTTTCCGCTGGTTGCGAGTGATCTCCTGGATCGAGATAACCCGATCTGTCGGGAACTCCTCTGTGGCCGGCGCCTGGCCGGGCCCACCTTGCACCGCGGCCCCGCTCTCAACGGGACGCGCAGATTCTCTCGGCGGCGCGGATGCCGCCCGGGTCTTGACGATCTTCGACAGCTCGTTCTCGACCTTCTCAGCCAGAGCCGCCGACTGCTTGTCGACCGGCAGTGCAGCCAGCTCGCTCATGTACTTGTGCATGACCGCTTCGACGACGACGTTCGAGCCTTCAAGATGCTTGTTCGCGCCGTAGAAATCCGACCAGAACTTGGCGCGCTGCTGCTCGAGCGTATACTCCTGGCGCATTTCCTGCTTCCAGGTGTCCTTGAGCTTGTTCAACGTGCCGGTCGGGTTGATGAAGAGGTCGTTGTCGAGGTTGTCTTCCACCACAGTTGGGGCAGGCGGAGCGACAGTGGCCGGCGGCGCACGCTTGATGGTCTCCAGTTCGGACTTCAGCGAGTCGAACTGGCTCGCCGTCGCCTCCTGCTGCGCCTTGATGGCGGCGGCGGATTCGGCCGGCACGAGGTACTTTGCCCCGTTGATTTCAATCTCGACCATGTTCGGCCCCGCGGCAGGGCCGCTCGGTGCCGGATGGTCAAAGCCCGGCGGCGTCTCGATGAGGTCTTCGCCACCGACCGAAATGGTCACGTCCGTCTTCTTTGCGCGCGCCATGATCAGTCCGCCTTCGTGGTCTTGAGCATCGGCCGTTCAATCGCCGAGCGGGAAATGTCGTACTTCGGCATCTTCGGCATCGGCGGCTCGGCAATGGAGTTCGCCGCGCGCTTGCGCGCGCCGTCGTACGGCGCGTGGCTCTTGAGGTGGTAGGCCGACGGGTGGCGCGGCTTCGGCGGCTGGCCGACCGGATGCGTGCTGCCCTTGTGGCCATCGTTCGACGACATTGCGTGGTTGGCCGGCTTGCGCGTGCCGCCCACCGAATTCGGATCTTTGGTGCTGAAAGCCATCAGCGGCCTCCTGAAACTTTCTCGATGGCGAGTCGCGCCTGGCGATCCATGTCCGCCTCGATGGCGCGCAATTCGGAGATCGCCGCAATCTTGGAGAGCAGGAGTTCGTAGGTCGCTTTGCCGCCACGGTACGCGAGCACCATGGCGTCGATGATGTCGGCTTCGCGATTCGCGATGATCCCCTGCAGCCCTTGGTGCAGGCTGACCGAGCGGGTCGCCTCGGAGGCGGCTACCGGGTCAATCGCGGACACGGATGCCTTGCTTCAGGTTGATGCCGCCCGGAAGAAAGAAGCCGGAGAAGCGCTCTTCCTGCTTGGTGCGGTACTTCACGTTGATCACTTCCTGCAGCACGTTGGCCAGCAGCCAGACCAGATGGTCATTGGCCTTGACCAGAAATTCGACGCGATTGGGCAGGTCCATTGCCGTGTTGCGGTGCTCCGCATACCACATCGCGACGTCCTTCATTTCCTCTACGAGCTTGCTTGTGTCCACAGTGCAAGTGAGCACTCACTAACCTAGTTGCCGAAGTCTAGGACCAGAAGTTCTAAGAACGCAAGTTTTTATTCGGAAAGATACGTCCAGACCGCATTGACCCGCGGCAGCGACCCCGTATACGCCCCGCGATGCAGCCCGCGGGTGTCGGCGTAAACGAGGGTCAGCGCCGGGCAGGTGAAGGTTCTGACGCGCTCAGCAGGAAGTTCGGCGTCTATATTCCGTTTTGGATAGATCCGAGGTGGGCATAGATCCCACAGGTCTAAGTGACTGCCCTCCACGTACTCGAACGGCCCGTTGTCCGCGTCGACTTCGTGCAGAAAGAGGAAGATTTTCACGATCCCGCCGGGTTCAGGGTCTCGGTGCCACCGCTGCGATTGGATGCGGTCGAATTTCCGTCCTCCGGCCAGATTCACCATGATGTCGGAGGCGTGGTACTCGAGCCGCGGCCCGAGCACTTCGACAATGGGCTCCCACAGCAGGCGTTTGCAGCCAATCGCGCCCAGCGCATCGTTCAGAGGATTGTACGGGCCACGCGCTTCTCTTGGGCGGTAGCCGTAGAGGAATGGCTTGTGCCCTTCGGCGGTCTCGTCCAGGAATTCTGCCTGGCGGCGCGCGTATTCCGGGCTAGCCAGCATCCCTTCGGCCATTTCAACCAGCGCGGCGAGGCGCCAGTCGGGTATTACGTCGCGGGCTGGGAGTGACGCCCAGCCCTTCTCGCGCAGACTCTCCGCTACCGTCATTGCACCTGAGAGGGCTGCGCCGTCTGGTTGATCTCGCTCGGCATGCCGGGCTCGCCGGTCATGCCCGCGCTCTGATTCGACGCCGCGGGGCCTTGCCCGGGCATCTGGCCGTTCTGCGCCATCATCATGCCCATGACGGTGCGAATTTCCTGCGACGGATCCTTGTCGGGGTCGCGCTCAAGGTCTTCCGGGTTCAGGTTCAGCACCCGGATGATCTTCTCCAGAATGCGCTCGCCGTCGAACTTGACCATCATCGCGCGCTGCAGCACCGGGTTCTGCGCGGAGACCTGGAGCAGCGCCATGATCTTCTGGAAATCACGCGCCTTGGCCAGTGTTGCCGACAGCCCGAACACGCGGAACTTGGCGCCGTTCGCGAGCTTCGCGAAGCGCTCGGCGTCCGACATGTTGGCCAGCGTGATGAGTTCCTTGTGTGTCATCAGTTCGGCCAAATCGGATTCGACCAGGAAATCCGCGTTCTGCAGCAGGGTCAGCCACGCCTTGCGCAGCACCTGGGTAATGCCCTGCTCCACGTCGCTCACGATGCCGTCCATCATGGCCGACTGCGACTGGTCGAGACTCGCCACTTCAGTCGCCTTGACCACCTTGTCGGGGAGTTGGCCCAGGCCGATCACGTTTTGCTTCGAGGCCGCGACCATTTCCTTCTCAAGCACGTTGTACATCGCCATGGCGTCGGGCGGCACGAGGCCGGTCGTCACCTGCTCGAGCACCTTGGTGCCCTCCGGCACGCCCTCGCGGAGCACCAGGGTCTTGTTCTGCGGGATGCCGTTGCTGACCTGGGTGGGGTCGTCCAGGAGGTCCATGCGAAGCTGGCGTACGCCCCACACCGATGCAATCCCGCCGTCGAGCGTCAGGTTGAACAGCTCGTTCAGCGCCAGGTTCAGGCTCACCACCTCGTCCATAACAGCGCGGTGCCACACGGTGTGCGGCACCCTGATCATCGGAATGGCAACGAACGGATCTTCGCCATACCAGTTGGGGTAAGGCTCGGGCTTGCGGATGATGTACTTGTCGTTGGCGAGCGCGCAGAGCACCGTCTCGTGGCTCACTTCGCCCTGCTGGTTGAGCAGGGTGCCCCAATACTCGTCGATGACGATGCGGCGGCGGAAAGCCGCTTCGTGGATGCCCTGGATGCGCTTTTCTTCCTCTGCGCGGCGGAAATCCTCCTTGATGTGGGCGATCACGGACTCGTCGTACACGCCAGCTTCGGCCATGGCTAGCGCCTGGTGCCAGTCGCGCTCGACGGTGTGGATCTTGTACAGCTTTCGGCCTGTCGGATCGGGCTTGTAGTCCTCCGGTGGCACAAGGTCGATGGACAAGCGGAACGGCTTGGCGTCGACGGCCTTCACCTTCTCCGTGTTGCCGTCCTTCACCACCCGGTAGGCGAGCTCCGGCATCCTGTAGCCGTGCACCTTGAACACCATCAGGCACTCGAGCAGGCCGTTCTTGGCGGCGTCCGAAATGCGCGTGGCGAAGTTCGTAGTGCTGTCGCCGTCGGGGAGACGGTCGAGGTAGTATTTCAGGATGTTCCGCACGGTGGTGGCGGACAGCGGCGATTCCTTGCCCACCTGGACGCTGAACCAGTCGCCGAATTGGGTGAGCGCGCGCTTGAAGACCGCGGCAAATTGGTCGACCGTCTCGCTGGTCTTGGGGATGAACTCGGTGGACTGCCCTTCGACCTTGTGGGTCCAGTCCTGGATGCCGTTGTAGGCGTCGCGGTTCATCTGCGAGCGCCAGATCCGCTGTCGTCGACCGTCTTCCGCCTCCCGCTTGGCCGCCAGAATGGCCTGGACGGTGGGATCGCCGCTATCGTCCGCCGGTTTTTCCGTCCGGGCCGTGGTCGTTCGTACGTTTCTCGCCATAGCGGTATCCTGCGTCGCGAAAAGTCACCTTTTTGTAGCGTACTTCATGGACACAGGTGATGCACGTCCCGATCTCCCGCTCCGCGCCGCGCAAAACGGCCTCGCAGCACCGGCAATGGGTTCTCACCGCTGCGCGCCCTTGAACGAATAGCTGCCATCCCGGATGGAGGTCTTGCCGAACTTCCTCCCACTCGAAAACTGCGTCACTGGCGCCTCGTAGGCCAGCCAGTAGGACCAAGCGTCGCTCGAATGGGTGCGTTTGAAATAGGGATCCGACCGATTTGCCACCTTGCGCAGCCCTCCACGCTTGTCGAGCTGGACTTGCTCGAGATCGAGGATGAGTTCCTCGCATTTCGGGTCGATTTCGACGTTCACTTCACCGTATTCGTCCTTCAACTGGCGGTTCACGGCGTTGATCCGGTCGCGCACCATGGGGTTCTGGTGGGGCAATTTGAGCCGAATTCCGACCCCCTTCGAGCGCATATGGTTGATTATCAGCGTGTAGTTGGTCTCCGCGGTCTGCGCGGAGCGATGCTGTCCGGTCTGGTCGCCATACACCCACCATTCGCCGCGGTGCGAGCCATAGGTGTCGTACACGTAGTCGCACATTTCGGCCAAATCGGAGTTCTCGGTCACGAACTCGTCGAATACGCGGAAAACGTTGCCGTCGCGCTGCCCGATGAGGGTGATCAGCGGGTCGATGTTGAAGTCCCAGCACCATACGAGCGGGCGGCGGGGATTCCAGAAGCTGGCCTGCTCGTGGACATGCAGGCTGCGCTCGAAACTCGTGAACGCTCGCGCGCCACCCGTGCCCGGCAAGAGTTCGCCATCCAGGCGGATGCGACGCTGCAGACTGCCCGGCGGGTAGATGGACTCGAGGAACCGCACCTCGTCCGGCCCGATGAAGGGGTTGTCGTAAATGCTGGCCGTGATGAGCAGCACGTCCTTCAATTTCCCGGCCTGCCACGGGCGCACGATGTCGTCGTAGGTCCACGTCACGCCGCCCGGCACGCCTTCCGGCGGCAGGAGCGTGCAGGTGACGATGACCGAGAGCGTGCGTCCCGCCTCGACGCGGATGGTGGCTTCCTCGTACACGTCCTTGTCGTGCTCTTCGTCGAACCAGATGAGGTCTTTGCCTGTGCCCTGGTACTTCTCACGCCCGGAGTCGTTCGAGTTGTGGACCAAAATGCCCTGGGCCATGTAGCAACGCAGCCCAGGAATGTCCAAGTCGTAGACTGGCGCTGCCGGCACCTTTTCGATGCCCTGAACATAGAGCTTCTGCGCCACCGCGGTATCCGGGTAATCCCGATGCCGCGCCGCTTTCTCTGGGTACTTGACCCACTCTACAGCACGCAGAAAGCGCCCCAGGTGCAGTCGTCCACACGTTACCACTCGCCATGAATCCGTCTGCCTGATGAACTGCAGCGTTGAGCGGATAGCGAAACGGTCAAGAAGCCGCTGCACCCCAGCAGCCAGCGCTCGGCTGGACGTGGCATAAGAAGCGCTAGGCTTGGTCGTTATCGTGCCATCCGCAGCAAACAACCCGGAGAGAAAGGCCGCAACTTCCGCGTTCGGAGCACGGAATACGTCGTCCGGTACGTGCTTCTCTTTCGACTTCTTGCCCCACAATCCGAGATCGCGCAACCAGTCCAATAACGGACTGGTTTGCCCCGCCAGTGCATAGCCTCTACCGTCGCGCGCCGCGGTGAAAGCGCAGGCGCTGCGTCCTAGCGTAATGGCGTAGGTGTAGCGGTCATCGAGCTTGTAGAAGCGGAAGCCCATAGCCTCACACTCCTGGGCCACACGAGCTTTGACCCGTTCATCCGCGACCGTGACGCGGATATTTTTGCCGGTGAATCCGCCGTCGCCGATCATGAAACCGAGCAGCCAGGGAGAATACTTCAGAGGCACCGGTTGCTCGGGCTCAGGCGTTCCGAGATAGGGAATTTCGTCGCGCTCTTTGTACTCACCCGCCTGCTTCCAGCGCAGTCCGTTGAATATCTGATGCTCCGCCGAGCAGACCAGCTCGCGCCCGCCAGATAACTTCAGGCGCAGCAGGGGCGCAATCTTACCGTCGTACTTCACGTCCACCGCGGCGGTACGGTCGCGCTGCCCTTTCTTGCCGTGGCGCGTGCGAACCGCCACATGGTCACCTACCCGAATGTCGGAAATGGGCTTGTAAGTGCCGTCCGCTAGAAGCACGTCTTGATCACCGCGGAGGCATTTGAAGCCGCAGATGCTGCCGCTCTTCAGCTTGAGGATTTGCTGACTCGGCACCCACTGCTGAATTTCGCGCTGGGGGATGAACGGCTCGTTGCCGCGGCCCTTCACGCCGTACCCGTTGTCGAAGAGCTTCGGCTGCACGATGTCGCGGGACGACGGCCAGTCAAGCGAGGAACACCACACCGACACCGAGCGGTCGATGACCGTCATGTCGGGCGAATAGTGCACGGTCTCAGAGTCGGGCCAGCCGAAACGCAGCGCCTGGGCCACCACCGCGGCGCCGGCCTGGGACTTGCCCGCGCGGTTGGCTGCGAGGAAGAAGCCGCGCTTGTACTTGCGCGACATGATCTCGTCGATGAACTTCTGCTGCTTCTTGTGCGGCTGGAAGCTCAGCAGCGGGTCATCCGCCCGCCGTCGCGCCAGCTCTTCTCGAAGTGCGAGCGCCTGCTCGAGCAGCGCCCGCTGGGTATCGCTCACACAAGCACCCCAAGCAGCGTGCCGCCGAACAGGCAAGCGAGATCGCGGTAACTCCCCGGCCCCATCTCATCCGGCTCCCAATCGTGCTGCCAGAGTTCGCGCAGGTAGCCGATACCCATCACGATGGCCAGCGCCACGATGGCCGGCATGAAGTGTGCCAGCAACGCACCCACCGCGAAACCCGCGGCGGCGTGCGCTACCTGGTCTACGAGTTCCTTGTGGTCATCGTAGAAACTCATGTCAGCAGCCCGGCTTCGGGCGCGGCTTCGATTTCTTCTTTGCCATGGTGCTTCTCCTTCTGGGTGAGTCGTCTTTCAGCTTCGGCCATGTCCGCTTCATCGTCAATGTTGACGAGCGGCGGGGTTCGGATGGGGCAGGTGGACAGCGGCGAATACACCGCCGAGCGCACCGACATCATCCACACCCGCGACAGCGCGTAGACCGCGCCATTGCGAATGAATCGTTCGGGGATGTCCTGACGCCGGAGCGCCGTATCGGCGCCCTCCACGGCGGACAGCACGCCCTTGGCGATCCCGAACTGCTTCATGTTGGCGTAGCGCACCGGCACCTCTTCCACGGTCCAGGCGGCGCTGTAGGCGTTCATCGCCGATATGGCGGACACAGCGTGCTCAGCCATCCACACCTCACGTAGCGGGCTCGTGGGCTCAAGGTAGATGCTGGTCGAGAAGAAATGCCCGGCCTGCTTCTCCGCTTCGAGCCATGCATGCTTCCACACGTCCACCGCGCGGGACTCGTCGCCGTGGTACATGGGCGGCTGGCAGAAGTCGATCATCGCGCGGACCCCCACGTGCTGGATGACTTCCTGCGACTCAGTGCTGACGATGATGTGCGGCGACACCGACTCCGCGAAGTCGATGGCGCGGTCGAGCAAGGTCCGTCCCGCCACCAGGCGCATGTTCTTGCGCGCGACGCCCTTTGAGCCCATCCGGCAGGGGATGACGCACAGCGTGGTGGGTAGGAGGCTCACAGGCGCTGCGCAGCCATGTACTGGTACATCCACCCGTCGGGCCGCGTCCAGTGCTCCGGCTGGCCGTGCACGGCGTAGCCGCAGGTGTTGAGCATCCGGCCCAGCGACTCGAAGTTGAAGTACCAACGGTGCTGGGCGCAGAACCACATGCGCCGGTAGGCAGCCTCCGACCATGCGCGGTCGACATCAAGGCACGGCACGACGATTTTGAGCGTCGCGCCCGGCGCCATGAGCGCGGCCGCGTCTCGCAAAACGGCCCAGGGGTCACTGACGTGCTCGAGCACGAGGATGAGCAGCACCTCGTTCGCCGTCGCGCCGAACTGCTCGTAGGCGTCCTGTACGGTGGCGAAGGCGTGGTGCCGACGCTGCTGGGTGATGTAGCCGCGGAACTTGGCATTTGGCTCGACGGCAATCGTGCCGAGCGTCGGCGTAGCCTGCAGCAGATGGTCGAGCACCAGCCCGCCGCCCGCACCAATGTCCGCCACGTTGCTGCCTGAGGGGATGCGAAGCCCTTCGGCCATCATCTGCGCGTAGGCGTCGTTCCTCTTCACGTACTGCTCGTAGGTGTCGTCGCGGTCGACCGACTCGTGGTAGTCGTCCGTCTCGTAGGCTTCGTCCGGCAGGCACTGCGCTTCGTCCAGGCGCAGCAGATGGCACTGCGGGCATTGGTAGAAATCGCCGAGCACTGGCGGCTTACCCACGTGCGCGCGCATCGGCGCGATGAACATCAGCTCGAAGGGCGTGTCGCAGGTTTCGCAGCGCACTAGCGGATGACCCTCTGGATGATGGGCAGGAAGGCGTTCAGCGACAGGCGGATGTACGCCGGGTCGAAGCTCGGGTGGTCGTAGCGCTGCGCGAAGAACATCGCGTCGTTGGCCGGTACGTGCCAGTCGTCCCCGGCGCTGAGCAGTTCCTGCATGGCGAAGGGGTGTTCGTAGCAGGCAATCTGCGCACGGGCTGAGATCCAGGGCCGCAGCACCACACCGGCCATGTTGCCGTGCTGCAACGCCTCAAAGCCGCCGAAGACATCGTGGAAGAGGCACATCACCACGTAGTCGTCGGGCTCCTTGGCGTAAAGCGCGCGCGTTGCGCACTGAAGTGAGTGCTCGTACTTGTCTATGCGCTTGTCGAATTCCGCGTATTCACCGCGGCGGGTTTCGAGCAGCGCGAGCAGGCGCTCAGCTATCTTGTGCAAGCAGCACCTCCGCGATGGCCTGGCCGGCGTTGCCGCGGCCGTAGGTGTAGTCGAGCGGGTAGCGCCCGTGGGCGATCTGACGCTGCATGATGCTCGCCAGGTTCTCGAACGCCGGGCTGATCACGTTGTTCGTCGTCAGCCGCCCGTGCTGGCGCGCGCCCACGTTCACCACCGGGGTACCGAGGATGCCGGCTTCCCGTACACCGACGCTGCTGTTCCCTACGAGGCACGCCGCGTTGCGGATGAGTCCCAGGAACTGCTCGGCGGGCAGGTGGCGGTAGAAACGCACTGGAGCGTTGTGCTCGTGCTCGAAACGCAGTTCCTTCTCGATGCCCTCCGCGCCGGGGTCGATGTTCGGCCAGAACCACAGCACCTGCAGGTTGCCTGCGCTGCGGCACACCGCGTCGAACAACTCCCGCGGCGTGAACTCGTCGTCCGGGCATGGGTGGTAGAGCGCGACGACGTAGGGCGACGCAGGGTCGAACTCCGGCCCAATGCCCGTCTCGTTCAGCGCGTAGCGGGACGGCATCTGCGCCCGCAGCGCCAAGTCAACGCTCGGACAACCGGTCAGGTGCACGTTCTTGTGCCCGGCGTGGTAGAGCGTCCGATAGGCTTCCGCCGTCGGCGTGCAATGCACGTCGGCCAGCGCTGAGTTCGCGAACCGCACCTTGTCGTCGATGTTGCCGCTGCGCTCGCCGCCCAGGATGTGGGTCAGCGGGATCTGGTTGTAGCTCGCCGCGATGCTCACCGCCAGGGTCTCGTAGCGGTCAGCCACGGCGACAACGCGATCTGGCTCGAGGAAGTCGAACACCGTCGTCAGCTCTTGGATAAGCTGACCGGTGTAGGCCGCGGCGCCGTTCAGCCCGTGCGGCTCGATGCCGGCACAGCGGTAGATGGGCACGAACTCCGCGAACGCCGCGATGTCGTGCTCCACGTTGCCGAAGCGGGTCAGGGCCGCGGAACCCGCCAGCACGATACTGAGGTGCGCGTTCCGCGCTTCGAGCTCTTCGATGACCGTCTGGACCCGAGCGAGACTGGCCCGCGCGGTGAGGACGATGACGATGTGGTTCGTCACGGCACCTTCCTGAAGAGCGAAATCTTCTCCATCTCCGCGTCGAAGCACTCCTTCCTGCCACGGAGGATGCGCTCGCGCTGGTGGGCGAAGTCGCAGATCTCCTTGAGCTGGTGCGCTTCGTGGCTGCAGGCCTGGTCGGGCCCGGGCAGGGCTTTGCTCAGTGTGAAGTGCACCTCCACCACGCTGGCGCCGAGCGTCATCGCCGCCACCGGTGCCGCCACGGTCCCCGTGTGGTCACTGTAGCCGATGCCGGTGTTCAGGTAGCTGTTGTGCCACTCGGGGATGACGCCTAAGCGCGTCAGGGTCAGCGGCGTCGGGTAGACGCTCGTGCACTGGAGCAGCGTCACCCTGGGCGCGGCGGCCAGCGCCGCTCGGGCGCTCAGTACCTGCGCGGGGGTGCAGGCACCCGTCGAGCAGATGACGGGCTTGCCCTTCGAGGCGACGTGCGCTAGGAAGGCCGCGTCGGTCACTTCGGCGCTACCCACCTTGTGCGCTTTCACCAGGGGGTTGATTTCGTCGACGCCTTCCACGTCGTAGGCCGTGCAGAGGAAGTCGACGTGCGCCTGTTCGGCATGCGCGTAAAGCGCAGAAACGTCGAACAGGGAAATCCGCCGCCGATGCTGGAACTTCACCGCATCCACGCCGCACTCGGCGGCCACATCGATCATCCTCTTCGCGATTTCCACCGAGTTCTGGAAGTTGTTGCAGCACTCCGCAATCACATACACGTCAGCCATCACTTGCCCTCCGCTTTCAGCATGTCGTCGATATTCGCGCGCAACCAGGCGCTCAACGTCATGCCGGCGGCGCGCGCAGCGGCGTCCCAGCGCTTCTTCTCATCGGCCGGAATTCGCAACTTCACCACCTCGTCCTTTCTTGCCATGTGAGAAGTGTGGCCACAAACCCTGGGGCTGTCAACTCTGTGGTGGAAGGGTAAAAATTGTGGCCACAAAGCTGGGAGGTTTTCAAATTGCTCGCGGAGCTACTACGTACACGTATCCGTGTCGGCGCAGCCCCACCGCCAGGGGTCGCCGCGCCACGCTCCGAGCTTTGTGCTGCACTGCGATGGGGTACGAGCCTACCCCCATTCGGGTGTGTTGCTCGGGTCTAGTTCGCAGAACGGGTGTTATGTCAAATGGGAGAGCGATGCAGCATGAAGGGTGAAGGGGCGAACATGCCGGCGAACGGCGCATCGCTGTGCGGCTCGTGCGTGTAGGGCAGAGGCCGGAGCGCAGCGAGATTCAACCTTTGACCTTTGCCCGGAATGGCCGTGACCACAGAGTCGATAGCTATTGACTATCGACTCGAGCGCTTCGATAGCTACATGAGATCCTCGACTGTCGGCTCACGGAACTCGGCGTCGACCGTGACCGCAGGACGCTTGCGGTCCACCAGCGTATCGAGTTTGCCGTCTATCGCTTCGAGCCGCTGTAGCAGCTCAGAATCGCTTAGCTTGCCGATACTGGCGAATGGGTGCGTCAAGCTAGCGCCATCCTCCGGTCGTTCGCTGTAGCCCGCCAACCTGGCCATCGTGGCGACCATCGCTGCCCAGCGGTCCGGGTTGCGAGCGGCATATGCCTTGATGTCATCAACCGTCGGCGCCCCGAGCATCGCCCGAATCAGCTCCGGGCGGAATGCTGCGCGGTCCAGACTCTGGATCTGCAGTAGCAGTGCTCGCCCCTCCGCGGACCTTTCCACTGCGGCGACCATGTTGCCGCACTGCTCTGGATACGATCCATTTGTCGATAAGTCCGGGACTGGTGACGTATTCGCCGCCGGGAAGCTTGCAGGCCGGGAATCCGTCATGTTCGATCCACCTTGTCAGTGTGTGCGGGTGGCAACCAACCTTCGCCGCGATCTTGCTTATCGTGACCACAAGATCGCCATTACCCGCAATGTGCCGCCTACTCATGCGCCGAGACTAGGCTGCATCGCATCGGAATATCAAGCCCCGGCGATATGAAAAACGGATCTATGCGATTTTCCGCAAGCGCCTTGCATTGTGGCCACGATGCATCATACTGATACACACCAACTAGCAGCGAACGAGGAACCGAGACATGACCAAGAGCGAATCCCGCGAGATCTTCAAGGCCCGCATCGTGGCACCCACCATGCCGGAGCTCGCCGCAATGGCCCTTGCCACCGTGCACCGCAGCGCGCGCCGCGCCGACACCAAAGCCGCCTGCGAACTCGCGCTGACCGAGTGCGGACTGTGGCACTACGTGACCGAGCGCAACGGCGCAATCGTCCCCCGCTGACAGCCGATTAGCCTAAGCGCTCCGAGCGGAGCGCTTACACGAATCGACCGACAACAACGAACGAGGAACCGAGACATGAACTACTCCACCTTGTCGACCGCCAAACTGATCGCATTGGTCACGGCCGCGCAGGAAATTCAAAAGCGCAACCATCCGCACACGGATGTGTGGCAATCGGCCAGCGTCACGATCAATACCCTTGCACCCATCATCGCGCAGCGGGCCGACAAGTGACCACCATCACCCTACTAGCTATCGGCCGCCACCTGTACGCACTAGAGCGCATCGGCGACCGCACGATCATCACACTGCTAACTGTCAACGAGGATTGAACCGATGACCCGCAAACCGACTATCTACGAAGCCTTGACCGCCAAGCTAGGCCGCGAGCCTACCAATGCGGAATGCAGCGCCGAATGCCGCCGCATCATCGTCAGCGTAGGCAGCGACGCCCCCGCGCAGCGCTACCGTGTGGAGCGCCGCACCTTCGACACGATGCAGGAGGCGCAGGCATACGCCAATCGATTCCTGCCGCGCATCGTCGCCATTACACACGCCGTGTAGCCGCCACCCCTATGCCGCATAGCTCCACGCTATGCGGCATACAGGTGCCGACTACTGCACCGCACAACAAAACGACTGAGGATTGAACCAATGAACGCACCGATTACCACCGCGCCCGTTATGCCTGACCGCGATCGCATTCTCGCGCTCCTGCGCGAATTCGCCGAGCAGCGTCCCGGCCTCGAATTCGGCAACTATGGCGACGTGGCCGCCTACCGCGCGGAGTCGCGCAGCATTACCCGCGATCTGCACCACGCGCGTGAATTGCTGGCCTACGTGCAGCGCTCGCGCATGAGCGCGGAAACGCTCCGCGCTTCGTTCGATGCGTACAGCGGCCGCCTGTCCCTGACCGAGCACGACGGCACGTGGCGCCTTGACTACTGCACCGGCCAGTACTTCCCCACCGAATACCGCCGCGCCGTGTGCGCCGTGCTCGCCGCCGCGTGCTGGTCGTATTGGCGCGACGAATGCATGCCGGCGCCGGACGCCTACCGCGTGGAATCGTGGGGCGCGTGGGACGGCTCGCGCTTCAACCATGCGCGGCACACCGCCGTGCAGAATCGCGAAGCCGCAGAGGCGCAGCTCGCAGACTTCGGCGGCCAGGCATATGGCCATGTGGTCGAATTGTTCAACGGCGAGAGCGCCGGCGACTACTTGCGCGCCTGCGCCCGTCGCGAGCTCGGCGCCACCATCGCGCGCCGTTGGTTCCGCTGACACCTACACGCCCCGCGCTTCAACCGCGCGGGGCTCGAAACTTGGAGGGATGACGATATGAAAATCACGATTGCTAGCCGCTACTGGTCGCAGAATTGCCCCGTGTTCTACGTGGAATCCGTGAAAGGAAAAATCGGCGACTGGGGATATACCACCGACTACCACAAGGCCGCCGCGCTTACCCCGTATTGGCAGCGCCGTTTTGCGGCCGATTGCCGGTGCGTCGGCGTGGAAGCGCGGTTTACGGAGTTGGATCGATGATCCGCCCCACCCCCTCAGAGCTCCGTACCGCGCGCGTAGGCGCGCGACTGAGCCAAGCCGCGGCCGGTGCCCTGCTCGGCGTCTCGCGCGTGTCCTGGTCGCGCTGGGAGAGCGAGACGAGCGGCTTCACCATGCCGCCGGGATTGTGGATCGCTTTCCGCGCCGTGCTCGAGTCCGGCGAAGCCGCGCGCTGGGCCGCCACCTTGGCCGACTTGAAAAGCTCAGCGGCGCGCACCCGCGCGCGTGAGCGCCTGGCCGCAAACCGCACTGAAGCATAGCCCTTTCAGGTACCCCCATTCGGGTAGGGGTGGCTGCGGCCACCACTGCCCCCGCGCGGCCCGCGAAAGCGCAAAAAATCACGCGGTTAAGATGTTAAGATAATACCCCCTTTTTTAAAAAGTCCTCATGAAAAAACATAGGGAAAACTTTTAAAATAGGCCTGTTTTCTTAACATCTTCACCGCTGCACCGCAGCAAAACCTATTCTACGTCCGAAAGCGATGTTATTTGCAGATTCAACCCGCAAAAAACAGCGCCTTTCTTTGCGTATTCTTTTGCAAAGCCGCGGTCCTGCAATCTTTTGCTAAGTGCCTTCGCGCTCGACACAAAACGCAATTCTCCGCGCGCTCGCGCCCATGCTTCCCAGTCCCCCCACAAGCTAGACAGACTACACTTTTGGGTAGGTTCCAATACACACCGTTCGCGCAGCCAGTCCGCCAGCAAGTCCATATCTGACCGGTATTCGCGCCGCGCCGCCTGTACCGGTGGCGGAAACACGAGTCCTTTTTGGCGCAGGTAATCGAGGTGGCCGCGCACGATCCAAGCCAATATCCCGCGCGCCTCCGCGCGCAGCCGCGCCTGCCGCTGGGGATCTTTGGCGGGGTCATTCTCGAACGAGCGTTCGCACTTGAGGGTGCAGAGGCGCCGCCAGATACCGAGATCATCGCCGCGGATGAGCGGCTTGTGATTGGTGGACATCCAAGCGGTCCACGTGGGTTGGATCTGAACAATGGTGCCCGAGTACAGCGCTCGCGCGGGAATTTTGTCACCGCCGGCCATAGCCTTGATCACGTCCTCGCGCAGCTCGGCGTCCTTTGGCGGTTCGGACACCAGTACCAGCCGCGCGCCGATGAGGTCAAGTAGGTCAGGCCGCGCCAGGCCAGCGTTGCCGGGGTTGGCGGGGTCGCGGACGAACGACGACGAGTGCGCGCTGAGCGCATGCGCGCCGAGTGGATGCACGATTGAGTTCAGCAGCGTGCTTTTACCGTTGCCGCCGCCGCCGTAGGGGATCACCAGAATGTCCTCGACGGGATCGCCGCTGACCGAGTAGCCGATCAGCCGCTGGAAAAATCGCACCATTTCCATGTCGCCCTGCATGACATCGAATAGCGTTTCCTCGAACAGCGGACACTGCGCCGCGGCGTCATAGTCCACAGCGGCGACGCGCGTTATCCGATGCGCGCGGTCAGGCGGCAGGAGCGCGCCGGTCATGAGGTCGACTACGCCGTTTCGCACGCCCAGGTATCGCGCCTGCGCGTCGATCTCACTGGCGCGCACCCATAGGGACGGCTCGAGCGTGGCGATCTTCACCATGTGCTCATACATCGACCACCGCTGCGACGCGGCGCACCATTTGAGCAGATCGGCTTTTTCCTTGTCCGAGTCGCAGGCGTCCACGTCCGCGCGCATGCTGTCCACAATCGACTTCGCGAGCTGTTGCGGATACGTCAGCGACACTTTGTCCCACCAGCCGCCGTTGAAGTGGTAGAACTGCCCTGTCTCCGGGCAGAACATAAGGTCACGCCCGAACGCATCCACGAGCCGCTGAGCGTTACCCGCCTCGGTGCGCGCGTAACCGCCGCCCCTCGCCCTCAGACTCTCCCCGCGGAGCGCCACCAGCCACTTCAGCGTGATCGGCCGCCCGCTGCGCTTGCCGAATGACTCCCACTTCGCCACGAGCACATCCGCGTCATAGTTGTCCGCGCCACTGCTCCACGTCTCCCACACGTCCCGCCATTCCGCGGTCCCGCCCCCCTCGTGGTGGAGCGCCATCCCGACGCGCAGCCACCCATCGTAGTCCGCGGGGTCTCCGGCAAACTCGAGCAGCGCCCGCGCCTCATCGATTGACAGCCCCAGTGGTGGGACGTAATCTGACATTGGGTCGCCGGTCTCCCCCCTCGTGTCCGGCGCCCGGTTCTCGTTCAGTCCTCTATCCCCTGTTTGAGGGGGCGCAGTCGCAAGGCTCGCCCCCTCTTCTTTTTCCGCCTCGCACGCAGCGAGCCACCCTTCGACCGCCGACCAATCCGTCAGCGGCGCATCGCTCGGCGCCCATTCGATGAGCCCGCCGTACAAGTCGGTCCACTCGTAGTCCTTGCCCGTCACCGGGTGCGTGCCGTAGACCACGCACTGTTGCCCCGTGGCCAAGACCTCGAGCGCTCCGCGCTTCGCCTTCGGGTGCGGTCCGCTGAGCCGATAGAGCAGCAGCCGCTTCGGTGGTAGCCCGACGCGCGTCGGCGCATAGCCAAGCAGCTCGTAGGCCAACTGCTCGCAGCGCGCGGCGAACACCTCATCGGATGAGTCGATGTCCAGCGCCACGAAGTACCAAGGCGCAACGCCCAACACCAGGCCGACGTTGCACTCGGCGTGCTTGGTGAACACGTCGGGGGGTGAGGCGTAGCGGGGATCTGACCAGCGTGGCAGAAACGCAGCCTTGCCGCGCGTAGGGGTGACGGTGTAGCCCGCCGCTTGAAGCGCGGCGCCGAGTGTGCTGAACATGAGTCAATCCTCGTTTTTCTGGTAGTGCGGGCAGCGCCGGCAAGCATCGCACAACTCGCCCCGTCCGATCCCCGTGGCCGCTTCGAGTCGGCCAGCCAAATCGGCGGACGCCGCCCGCTGCCCGTACACCACATGGCGCAGCGCGTCGACGCTACTCTTGACAGCGCGGGCCAGCGCGCGTTTATCATCAGGCTCGGCGTCGCGCCACCATTGTTTGAGAGCGGTTAAGCGCATCGCGCGGCCTCCGGTTGCGGCATTTCTGCCGGTAGTAGTTGAAGCGCGTACAGGCCGCCTTTGGTGAAGCCCACGTGCTTAAATCCGGCCCGGCGGTAGCAGCGACCGGGGTCACGCTTGCGGCGTGTCTTGCTGGCGTCTACGAAAGTAATCATGCCGAGTTCAGGCGCCGGCCCGTAGAACGCCAGCGTGGCCGCGACGGCTTCGCGGATGAGATCGCTGCTGCGATACAACAGCGATTCATTGCGGAAGGCGCTGCACACCCATGCGCCGGCCCATGCGTGGCGCACGTATTCAGCGAACGGCCACGAGGTGATCCAGAAAGCGTCGCAGTCTTCGGTTTTCAGCACAAGGCAACGCCCCGGTGGTGCGAACTGCGGGGACCCGATTTTCTGACGGTTGTAATGCCGGTCCGCCAGCGGTACAACTTGCGCGTCGGCGCGATGGGATTTCAACCAGTCCATTTCGCAAATTCTTTCGGCTTCATGCTTGACAGCACCTTGGACCATCTGGTACACATAGCTTCAAGCAACCGAGAACCGAAGTCAACCTGAGAGGAACAACTGATGAGCTTGGAATCTGAAATCAAAGCGCTGACCGCCGCGGTGCAGCAACTGACGGAGATGCTGCGCAACCAGGCGCAGATGCCGTTGCCCGAGCCGGTGAACGGCCCGGAGACGCAACCGGAAGTCGTTGAGCAGAAAGCCGTGCTCGAGGTGGCCGCGGACAATACCGGCACGGTCACCGTGACGCCCGTAGCGGCGACGCTCGAAGACTGCAAGGCGGCGTTCCGCGTCTATGCCAAGCAGTTCGAGACGCCGAGCGACGCGCACAAGGCCGGCGCGGCGCTGCTGGCGAAGTTCGGCGCGGCGAAGTTGCCGGAACTCAAGGCGGACGACTACGCGGCGTTCGTGGCTGCCTGTCAGCCATGACCACACACTCCAAACTCTTCAGCCCCAGCGCCGCGCCGCGCTGGATGCGCTGCCCGGGGAGCGTCGCGCTGACGCAAGACATGCCCGACGAGACAAGCAAGTTCGCCGAGGAAGGCACGCTGGCGCACTGGTTGGGCGCGTTGGTGTTGACGGCGGGCGAGGACAGCCCTGCGAAGTTCTACATGGAGTATTACCCGGACGGTGATCATACCTGCGAGGAAGTGCCCAACACGCTGCGCGTGACGCACGAAATGCAGGACTTCATCCGTACCTATACGGATTACGTCAACGCCGAAGTCGAGCGCACCGGCGGCACGCTCCTGGTGGAGCAGCAGGTGGACTTCTCGGCCACGCTCGGTGTTCAGCCCGGCGAGGCGACGGGTACGGCCGACGCGATCATCGTGTCGGATGATGAGATCGTCGTCATCGACCTCAAGTACGGTCGCGGCGTGCAGGTGTTCGCCGAGTCCGAACAGTTGAAGCTCTACGCGCTGGGCGCGATGGAGCAGCACGATCCGCTGGGTCTGGTCGAGAAGTACAAGTTGGTCATCGTTCAGCCGCGGCTCGACCACATCGACGAGTTGGTCATGACGAACGTCGAGCTTTCAGCGTTCGGCGATGAGGCGAAGATACGCGCGAAACTGGTCCTCGACGCCGTGGAGACGTACGAGCAAGGCGGACAAATCAGCGACTTCATGGCGCCTTCGGAGAAAGCATGCCAGTGGTGCAAGGCGAAGGCGACGTGCCCGGCGCTGAGCCGCGACGTGGCGCAGACCGTTCAGCCGAACGCCGACGACATGGAGGACATCGCAGCGACGCTCACGCCGGACGGCGCCAACTGGCTCGGCATCGCCATGTCCAAGGTCGGCATGATCGAGGACTGGTGCAAAGCCGTGCGCGCAGCGGTCGAGGGCGAACTCATTGCCGGCCGCGCGGTGCCCGGCTACAAGCTGGTCGAAGGTCGCCGGGGTGCCCGCAGTTGGTCCGACGAGACGGCCGCAGAGGAACTGCTGCGCAAGACGTTCCGGCTCAAGGTCGAAGAAGCCTACGACCTCAAGCTCATTTCTCCGACCAAAGCCGAGAAGGTGCTGGCGGATTCACCGCGGCGCTGGAACAAGGCCAAGGCGCTCATCACCCAAGGCCAGGGCAAGCCCAGCGTGGCGCCGGAGAGCGATAAGCGGCCGGCGATCAGCGTGGCGCCCGATGCGTCGGGGATGGAAGATTTATCAACCGAAGTGGAGATGTGAGATGAATGAAATGTTAGCAGGGCGGAGTCAGTACGACATGCAAAACTCCCTGATGAACGCCCCCGTGCGCGCGCCATCGGTGCTCGAACGTCTGACCAGTGAAAAGGAACGGCTCGAGTATCGGCTGAAGCAGGTCAACGAAGCGTTGGCGCTGCTCGACGCCCAACCCGCAGTCAAGGACGTGCTCGAAGCGCTGTCCAAAATCGGTTTTTAAGGAGCAACAACGTGGAAATCATTCTCAAGAACGTGCGACTCGCATTCTTCAACGGCTACGAGCCCGGCAGCTACGAGGGCAAGCTCTCGTACGGCGCGCAGTTGATCATCGACCCGGCCGACGAGGCCCAGGTCAAGAAGCTGGACGACGCCATTCAGGCGTGCGCCATCGAGAAGTGGGGCGCGAAGGCCGGCGCTTTCCTCAAGGAGATGAAGGCGAAAGATCGCGTCTGCTTCCGCCACGGGCCGAAGATGGCCGCCAGTGGCGAGCCGTACGACGGTTTCGCCGACCGCTTCTACCTGTCGTGCTCGAGCCGCGAGAACCAGGCGCCGCTGTGCATCAAGCGGGACAAGTCCATCAGCACGCCGCGCGACGGCGACCTCTACGCGGGGTGCTACGCGGACGTGAAGCTGAGCCTGTGGGCGCAGGACAACCAGTACGGCAAGCGCATCAACGCTCAGTGCCTGGTGTTCCAGCACCGCGCGCACGGCGACGCCTTCGCGGGCGGTCCGCCGCCGAGCGTCGACGGCATGGACGACCTGAGCGACACCGGCGAAGAGCTGGCGGATCTCATGGGTTGATCTCCGAGCGCCCCGCCGTAAACCGCAACACCACGCGGCGGGGCGCTCAACTTCAAACGTAGGAGGGGCTATGTCTGAGTTGAGCGTTGAAGCATTGAGCGCCGCGGCTAAGCGCCGGATGGCTGAGTACCACATCACGCCGCGCGACGAGCGGTTGCCGGTGCCGCTCTGGTGCGACCGCGACATCGGCATGGAGCAACTGCACGCGGCGCTATCGGCTGCGGGCTTGGAGCTCGTGGCCGATATTCGGAGCCCTTGGCGTTTGGTGATCAGGCGCAGGACATGATCCGCTGCACTCTCCACCTGACGCACTTGGAGCCGTTCAAGGAATGGCTCACACAGCGCGGCGTTGCCTTTCGTCCCGGTAAAGGTGACTGGCAGGTGCTGCAGGTTGAAACGCCGAAGCATGGCTGGCAGGTCATCTTCCGCCGCGCTGATATGCCCGAGCACTACTCGATCAACGCAAAGCTGCTGCCGCTTGTGCAGAGCTTCATCGACTCCCGCAAATGACCACCCTCTACGTCGACATCGAATCATTTTGCGAACTGCCCATCACGGTCGGCACGGCGCGCTATTGGGAAGCGGCTGAGGTGCTGCTGGTGTCGTGGGCGGTCGATGATGGGCCGGTGGAGGTGATCGACTGGCAGCGCATCGGCGTCGACCGTTCGCGCTTCGTGGCCGCATGGAACGCCGCCGACGTGCGCTGCGCTCATAACGCCAGTTTTGACCGCACAGGTCTGCGCACGATTGGCTTCACCGCGCCGCTCGAGCAGTGGCATTGCACGAGCGCCCAGGCGCTGCAGCACTCGCTGCCGGGTAGCTTGGGGCCGCTGAGCGAAATCTACCAGCTCGGCGATCAGGGCAAGGACAAGCGCGGGAAACAGTTGATCCAACTGTTCTGCAAGCCCCGACCGAAGACCTCTCACTGTCGCAGAGCGACAGCAATTACGCACCCCACTGAGTGGGCCGAGTTCATCGAATACGCGCGCCAGGACGTGGTGGCGATGCGAGAGCTGCACCGCAAGCTGCCGAAGTGGAATTTGACGCCCGTCGAACGGCAGGCATGGATACAGCACCAAGAGATCAGCGAGCGAGGCTTCCACGTCGACCTCGACCTTGCCCGCGAAGCCGTGGCGCTCGGCGCGAGGACGAAGGAGGCGCTTCAGGAGCGCACCGCGGAGATCACTGGCACCGACCTTGCGGTCAGCCAGCGCGATGCGCTCTTGAAGCTGCTCCTTGAGGACTACGGCGTATCCCTGCCGGATATGCAGGCCGCCACGCTTGAGCGGCGCATTCAGGACGAATCGCTGCCGGAGCCGGTGCGGGAGTTGTTGGAGATCAGGTTGTGGTCCTCCAAGGGCAGCAACGCGAAGTGGCAAGTGCTGCTGAACTCCGTGAGCGTCGACCAGCGCCTGCGTTTCACGGCCAAGTTCTGCGGGGCGAACCGCGCCGGCCGGATCAGCGGCTCGGGCTTCCAGCCGCTCAACCTCCCGCGCCCGCCGAAGAAGTTGAAAAAGCACATCCCCGAAGGCGTCGAGTTCATCAAGGCCGGCGTGGCTGACCTTGTGTACGACGCCCCGATGGACATGGCCAGCGCGGCGCTCCGCGGTGCCATCATCGCGCCGCCCGGAAAGAAGTTGGTGGTGGCGGACATCAACGGCGTGCAGGACCGTGAGACGGCCTGGTACGCAGGCGAAGAGTGGGTGCTTCAAGCGTATCGCGACTACGACGCGGGCGTCGGTCCCGACGTGTACATGACCACGTACGCGCGCCTGTTCAACGTCACGCTCGAGCGTGTGATCGCCGAGAACGAAGCGGGCGGCAACTGGCGGAACGTCGGCAAGGTCATACGTCTGGCCGGTGGCTTCGGCGGCGGGGTGAATGCCGTCGACCGGATGGCGACGCTCTACGGTGTCGGGCTGACCGACGCCGAGAAGAAAGAGATCATCGACAAGTACCGCGCGCAGAGCCCCCACATCAAAGCGTTCTGGTACGAACTGGAAGAGGCGTGCAAGGGTGTCATCACGTCGCCGAGCGGCACGCGCCGCCAGTTGGACAAGCTGGAAATCGTGCGCTCTGGCTCGTGGTTGAGGATCGTGCTGCCGAGCGGTCGGTCGCTTAGCTACGCGCAGGCGCGCGTAGAGCCGGGCAAGTACGGCAACGGGGAGATCACCTACGCCGGCACGAACGAGTACACCAAGCAGTGGGGCCGTGCCAAGACCTGGGGCGGAAAGCTAACGCAGAACATTGCGCTCGGCACAGAGCGCGACATTCTGGTGGCGAACCTGCAACTGATGCGGGACAGCGAATATGTGCCGGTGTCGACGTGCTATGACGAGGTGATCGCCGAGTGCGCCGAAGATGCGCCGCTCGATCCGTTCGTCGCCATGCTCGCCACCGTTCCGCCCTGGGCACCGGGCTTGCCGCTGAAAGCTGAAGGCTTCGAGACACAGAGGTATCGGAAATGAGCGCACCACGCAAAATCGAATACGTCGCGGACGGTGTGAAGTACGAACAGGGCCCACCGTGCAAGTACGGCCACCCCGGCATTCGATACATCAAGCGCCGCGGCCGACCGCGCGGTGGTTGCGTGCACTGCCACACGGCGCGGAACCGCGGCGAGAAGCCCGAGCAGGAAGTGGTGCTGAGGTATGTGCTCAAAGCTGATTGGACAGTGGAGATCAGGGCATGAGACTTTCAACCTGCAAGCGTTGCGGCGAAGACACGGTGCTTCGCCAGGCTCAAGTTCAGGGCCAGGAGCAGTGGCTCGAGTATGATGACGCCAACCGCGAGCGGCTGCACAAGTATTCGTGCAAGCGATCTGCGTGGCGCGGTGTGCAGTTAGAACGGAGGGTGGCGAGATGAACGTCAAGCACATGCCCTTCACTCAGGAATACCTTCGTTCCGTTTTCAGCTACGATGAAAAAACAGGACTGCTGCATCGCATAAAGGGCGGCAATTCCCGCTACACAGGGACGCCGGGGAAAAGCGGTTACCTTTGGCGCGGCGTTAAGATGAAAAAATATGCAGTGCATCGTCTTATCTACTTATATGTGCATGGTGTTCAGCCCGAACAGATAGACCATGTAGACGGAGACCCCGCGAACAACCGGATTGAAAATCTGAGAGCCTGCACCAGCGCGCAAAATCAGTTCAATATTCCGCGCCAGAAAAATAACACTACGGGATTTAGGGGCGTATACCGCATAAAAATAAAAACGTGCAATCCTTACGTAGCATCCATAAAGATAAAAGGAAAGCAGACACACTTAGGGTGCTTTCCTACTGCAGAAGAGGCGGCGGAAAGGTATAGAAAAGCCGCTTTAGCGTACGCAGGAGAATTTGTGAGGCGTTAGCATGCGCGAGTCGGCGATAGAAAAACACTTGTGCAAAGTTGTGTCGGAACTAAAGGGGGAATGCCTCAAGTTCGTCAGCCCTGGGCGCCGGGGCGTGACGGACAGGGTGGTGATGCTCCCTGGCGGCTTCGTGGCGTTCGTGGAGTTGAAGGCGCCAGGGGAGAAGCCGCGCGCAGAGCAAGTGCGCTTTCACCAGCGGTGCTTCGATCTCGGGGCGACGTGCCTGGTGTTCGACAACCGAGAAGCTATTAACGATTGGGTTCGGAGGATAAAGCGATGAACGAGTGGATTAAGCACAACGGCGGCCCCTGCCCGGTGGCGGCGAATGTCAATTATGTAGTTCAGTTTCGCGATGGTGCCGTTGCCACAATCCCAGCCGACACGATGCGCGGAGAAACAAACTGGCAGCACAGGGGCGATCTCGATGACATCGTGGCCTACCGCCTCGCCAGCCCGCCCAATGCGGATAAACGGCGCGAATACACCGCAGACGAATTGCCACGGCAATTGGCAGGACCACCACCCGCCCGCCTCGCCCGCGACATGACGGTGCGCGAGCGGATGGCGATGGCGGCGATGCAAGGGATCCTTGCAGCGTGGCCGGTTAATGAAACGTGGGACACCGATGAAAAGGCGCGGTGGGCTGTGGATTTTGCCGATTCATTGATCGCGGCGCTGGGGAAAGGCGATGAGTGACATGGTATGCGCCCACGGGCAACTGAGCCGGCAGTGCGAACTGTGCGAGGCAATGAACACCATCGCCGAACTCACGGCGACGGTCGAGCGGCTGCGGGACGAAGTACACGTCGCGAATAACAGCTATGCGACGTTAGCCGGCGAGCACGAAGCCCTGCGCCAGCAGCTTGCCGCCGCGCAGGCTGATGCGGGGCGATTGGAACGACTGAATGATTTCGTGAAAGAACTCGCGGAAGAAGATTGCGGCTATGGCGACGACTGCCCGGAATTCGGGTCTCGTCACTACCGATGCCTGCGCTGCAAGGCGCTTTCAGCCATGCAGAAGCCCCAGCCATGAGCGCCGAGCGCGAGGCCGTGGCGCGGGCTATCAGGGCCATCAGGATGTTCCGCCCGTCGTCCGAAGAATTAGCAGACGTCGCCATAGCCGCGCTCGACGCGCATCGGGCGGGGCAGGCTGGTCGTCATGGCTTCCTTTGTGGGAAATGCGGTTTCGTTAAATACAGTTCTCCACCGAGACAGCAATGCCCAAATGGCTGCGGCGATATTTTCTATCACGACGACTGCGGCAAGCGAGTGGAGGTGAAGCATGACTGACGAGGAACTGATCGAGGCGATGGTTCATGAAGCTGACAGGTGGGTGACGCAGAAAAGCGGCATGCGCGCAGCCCTGGCCGTCGTGCGCGAGGCGTGGGGGAAGGATGCGGAGCGGTGGCAGGAATTCTTGAGGCGCGCTCGCGTGACGCAGACAGAGGAACGTTTGTTTTCTGGTGACGTTCGCCAGTGCTGGTCGGCTTGGTTCGATGGGGACCACAAGCACGTCAATCATGCAGTTGACGCAGCCAT